CGATACCTTCGTCCACTGCTGTTGTTGCACTCCGTTGGAACTTAGAGAAAAAAGCCAAACGTCGTCATTATTAATATTAACACTATCAACAGCTACTTTTTCATTAGTTGTTGGAACGCCGATTGAAAAATCTGCAAGTTCTAAACTGCCTTGTTTGAATAGAAGATAAAACCCAGTGTTTGGACTAGCTGGTCCTTTGCCATCGTTTTTGTAAACAAACCCGATTTGATTTCCAGGAACAGGGGGCTCTTCGTAGACATCTTCGCTGTCTTTGAATCCTGTGCTTAAGATTTCAAAAGTCATATTCCTACCAGCTACTGTTTTAGAAACTGAATAAATCGGAACGTCGATTGAATTTGTTCTGAAACGATACTGTTCGGTGGGAATACCTTGTATAGTTGCAGAGCCTTGGCTGCGACCGAACTCGGTGTTATCAGCCATTGCTGAATTTAGTATCAATATAAATTGTTCAAGCCAATTGGTATTTGTAGGATCGTTCCACGAGACGATCTGCTGAGAAAGATTCTTACCATTGCTATCTAAGATATCTTCTGTGGTAGTAACTGTGGTAAATTTTAATAATCCCTTAGCAGGCACGTTTCTTTTTGCATTGTAGCTTAACATACGTGCAATACGCAAGACGCTGTCTTTGGTTTCTGCTAGCTCGATAAAATTCTCTCGGCTGGCTAAATCAACACGGAACGCTAGACTTTGACCGAGAAATGCGATAGCATCAATTAGCGCGAGGTATTCGCTGCTTTCGATGTAATCATTGAAGTCTTCGGGATAGTTTTCTCTTAGATATGTAATGATGACTCTGCGAAGATTTTCAAAATCGTAAGATTTAAAATCCGCATTTTTAAAAGTCTGGTAAATTCTCTTCCAGTCTTCGTTGAGTATCAAATTATTTTGTCTAGAAGTTGTCGTCATTTTTCATTCCTGTATCATATTTACCAAACAAAATTATGTGGTCAGTTTATTGAAGAAGTTGATTTATCAAATTCAAATGTCATTTTTTCATTGATATTAAACGGTATATAGGTTATATCTGCCTGTATGCGTATGCCTATATCTGTGCTGTCGATCTGAACTTCATTTACCTGCATCCTAGGATCATAATTGATTATTTCTTCGACATCTTTGGCAATCATATTTTTAACTGATTCAGTGAATTGTTCAAACAGCATATCCCAAATAATCGTTCCGAATTCTGGGTTTTCTAATTTTTCACCCTTGCGGATATAGAAATGATTCATGAGATCTTGTTTGACAAGATCAATGTCATATAATTTGTAATTCTTTGTAGTCTCTTTTGAGTTGAATCCTCTGTAAACAAAACTACCACTGTTGTTATCTCCAACCGAAGCTTTGTTTACTGAAACTACTTTGTTGTTATAAAGTTTATTAGCCATTATTATGTTTCCCTATCTGTATTTGCTGGGCGTTGTTGGTCAGGTGCTAGATTCTCATGTTGCGGCCAAGGCTCGTGCATAGGAATGCGTTTCATGATGCTGGTTAGCTTGCCTGCTTGATAAAGTTTGTCCCACCCTGCTGTTGTAGAAACTACCAAGTTTTCTCGTAGATCTAGAGGTTTTACGAACGTAGCTACTTCCGCGGCTGCTGCTGTAAGAGTATCGTTCATATTGATACTAGCCGCTGTTTCTACGTGATTGCCGGTGGTACTGATATTTGTATCGGCACCGGCAGTAAAATTATTACTTCCATTGGTAGCTAGATTAAAATCTTTGTAGCTGGAAATTTTTGTATCAGCACCCACCAATAAGTTGTAATCGGCGCCAACAGTAATATTAGCATTGGCATTCACCAAGAACTCTAAATCTGTAGCAATTTCAGCATGCCATCTACCAGACTCTGTTCTCATGTTTATGTTTCTGCCCGCTTCTAAATTTATATCTCTGTCTGCTCTAATATTCAAATCTGTTTCAGTATGGATGCTAACACTGTCAGCAGCAAATATATCAATCTTTCCATTAGACGTTAATTCTATCCAGGCTGTTCCTCTAGAGTTGGCTATGTAAATTAGGTCTTCTGAATTGTGCATTAATATCTGATGACCGGTACGAGTACGAACTCTAAAGTATTCGCTGATAGGAATAGTCGGATCGCCGGTTTCACCTTTGGCTACATCAGCATACTCTTCGGGACCTTCGCTCGCTGGTTTTTTTCTAAGGTATCGTTCGTCCCCGTCATCCATGACAAATTGTGTGCCGCCTAGTCTACTAACTGCTGTTGTTACAGGAGATGGTGATTGAGTAGTGCCAACTGTGGATTTTTTTGCATTAATGCGTTTATCTAAAGGGCCGGGAGTTGATATGCCAAATACCATAGAAGGTACTTCTCGTCTTGCTGACGAAGTAGTAGTACCCCTAACAAAGTCTGCAATCAATCCCTGCTCTAAAAACTTTTCAGCGATAGGATGCAGTGGTTTTTTAATTTTATCAGGGTCTACTTTTAAATCAGAAGAATTTATTTTTCTGTTAATCTCAGCGACCGGTAGCGGATTACTACCGTTATTGAATCGAGTCTTATCAGTCTTGTCATAATCAACTTCTGCTGATCCTGCGATAGCAGGTACCATGTTGTTGGCAAATCTCGAGGGTACACACCCTATCCAATATCCTTGGGCAGGATCCCCGTCAATGAATACCACAATAACTGTTACGCCTACATCGGGTGGCACAAACCACATACCATAACTTTTCTGTGTATCGTTATAGGCCTCAATAGTAGGAGGCGGTTTCTTGGGATCATCTGGGTTAGTTGAGCTGTTCTGTCCCATGTATTCGTAGGCAGTATATCCAAAGAATGGCATGGCACATCGAACTTGGTACGACTGAGTTTCGTCCCCCATGTCATTGCCTTGATTCCGTAATAGAGTGACTTCAAGCCCTCCCATTAAAGACGGGTCTAGATGGTTTATTATCCTTGCTAGATAAGGACCATTGCCTACATTGCGTTTATCAGTTTGATCGGCCGATAGCCGTTTTTGTTCTGCCATTGTTTATCTCTTTATGATCGATCTTGTGGAGTGCTTTTTTCAGAAACTGGTTTCTTAAGAATAGTAGCGAGCACTGCTTCTTTGTATGTTGCTTGTTTCTTGTCTTCAGCAGCCGCATCTTTGAAGTCTTTCTCTTGTCCAGGCATTCTTAGACACTCTAATTTTTGTTTAAAGTTTCCGTCTTGGAATGAACTTTCGCACATGATGACTCTGTATATGCCAGTGAACGGGCTTTCTTTGCCTGCCAGCGGCCATTGATATAGTCCAGTAGACTCGTCGATATCCACAGGAGTTCTAAATGTAAGATACACAAAGACGTCTCCAGACTCATAGTTCATAGTACCGTCTTCGGTCTGTTGATCATTGGCCACATCAGGTTTTGCAAAATAATTAGCGAAACCACTGTCTACCATCCAATACGGATCTCCAAGAATTTCTAAATTAACCTTGATCATATCAGCACTGCTGCCTGATAAAAACGACTGGTGGAAATTCTCTGCTACTTCTTTGGCCACATCAGTAGCTCCGGTGCCGCCGACAGATTTTTTTAGAAGCTCAGGACTTCTAGTATTTCTAGCGCGGCCACCGGATGCGGCTGCAACTTTTTTAGCATCTGGACCTGTAGGAATTTCTGTGGTTTCTGCTGCTTTCTTTCCAGTTCCGCCGCCGGTATTTGGATCTGATGCTTTTCCAGCTTTGTTTTCCGCTGAAGGATTAATACCGCTATAAAACAAATTGTCAATCTGAATATCAAACTTCAATACATCTACGTTAGCTCCGGTATAGATATAATTGTAGGCCTTGACAATCTTTTTCTGTAATTCCGGATAACCAATAGGAGTGGTGCTAACGCTGGAAAACACAGTGTGGTGTATTTGAAAAGGTAATACTCGATAGGTAATTTTTTTAGCAAAATCTCCAGTCTTCTCGTCGTAATCTAACATTTCTACTTGTACATCTATTTTCCACCATTTAATAAATCCCAAATTGCTGACAGCATTTTGTTTAATCACAGCAGCTTTGGCGTATTCAGAGCTTAGAATTATTTGATTTATGATTGATGTAACTGTTTGACCCTGCGCGAATTGAAATGTACGTTTTTTAGGATCAATGGTCATGTTATCTCTAATAACAAGGCCCTTGTCATCAACTGAGTCATCTCGTTTCTTAAAAGGAAAATTACCGCCGTCGGCTGCGGTAAATCCAAATTTAGAAGCTCCAATAACATTAGATTCAAAATCTGATATAAACTGCACTTTTGTTCCGGGGATGATGTTTTTATCCTTGTTATTGGGATCTTGTGTGGCTGAGTTTGTTTTTGTTATTTTAGCAGCTCTCGTAAATTCTGCACTGTTGTTAGGAAATTGTATGTCATATACGTCGGGGATTCCTATTTTTCCGTCTTTGACTAATTTTGCTTCAATGCCGTTTAGTACTGATGCCAGTCCCTCGGCGCCGGCTTGCAGTGCCTCTTCGACCGTGCCTTTTGGTCCAACAGTTATTTTTACGTCGTTGAAAATTGCATTAACTGTATCTGCAAATCCCGAATGATTATACGGAACTCCGACTACCTTATAAGAACTGCCTTGTTCAGTGACTGTGAATTTTACGCTGGTTAATTTCAATACGAAAAATTTAGGTAATACAGAGCTTAACTTAACTCCGCTTTCTGTCCATCCCTCAAAATCTAATCGTAAAACATAAGGACAATTCTCGAGGTAATCAACATACCCCGCTTGTTTTGCTGCTACCTGTAGACTTTGTAATAACAATCCCATGCTATACGGTTCGTAGATATCAAATTCAAAATTCACAGCATTGCTGTTGCCGGTACGTTCGTTGGCTGCAACTACCGCTTTCATCACAAAATTATTGACAAAATATTCTGGAGTTCCGGACGCGGTTCGTACTCGCTGAGAAACGATTTTTAAATTTGCAGTATCTATTTTTATACCATCAAATCGGCCACCGGAAGAAAATACAACATTTTCTAAATCGTTGGGATTTTTTCTATATAGATCCGGATTGTTAAATTGCTTAGGTGTTAGAACAGCCAACGTCCATAATGGACTATAAGATGCAAAATTTTCTAAAGGATTGTATACTACATTTTGTAAATTAAGAGCAGCTGACATCGGACTGTTAGGATTTGGCAAAACTTTACTCTTGCCATCTTTGATAGGATCTGTTGCTCTAGCTTGAGACTGGTTAGTAATAATTGCTGCAAGTCCGTTGGGTATTACCGTGGTCACTGGATCCAATAAGGCACGGGTACCGTCTGGTTTTATAAATGCTGCTACTTCTCTACCGAGATCTCTAACGGCCATATTATACTCCTAGGAATTGCTGTAGACTTGATCTCTTAGGAATGTAGATAACAACACCTGGTTCAAAATCATATATGGGATCTTTAATTACGCTCATATTTCTTTGTACAAATACCCACCATAGTTTAGAAGTACCGTATAGATCGTATGACAACAGATCAGGACGATGCTTATATTGGTTTTCTATGACATACCTAAAATCGTCTGCTTCGGCTGGAACTGGTCTTATTGATAATAATTCTAGGTAAAGATTATTTGCTGGCGTATCGGCCCAGGGAGAAGTTTTTAGATAAGTTGCCATATTAGATGTATCCTACTCCGCTTGGAGTTGTTAGTTGTCCGCTAGTATAGGCTTCTAAGCTAAAGTTTCTTAGATTTCGTCTATTGTATAATGGTTGCACTGTTACACTGATAGTACTCATTATTGGCACCCATGTGTTGGTTCCGAAAGAATCACAATTTATATAATTTACGTCGTCCTTGAGGTCCACTGAAAAAGTTTTAATGATCACAGGAACGTTGTTGAAAATACTAGATCCGTATCCTGATAGATGACAGATGATTGGAGGAGAGCCGGCATTCGCTCCTGTACCAAAAAACATTTTTGTGGCTGTTTTAAAAAATGTAGTGGCTGCTATCCAGTAAGCTGCATCAGCTTCGGTTTCACAACTGAACTCTCCGCTGATTGAAATGTCATCTACAGCACTGTTTTTATAAGCAGCGAACGGATAATTAGAATGTACTGGATCAACTGATGTATAGTTTGCTTTTGTGCTAACAGTGATGTTGGGATTATAGGGCCAGACAACACCGCCCGAGTTTTCTAATTTCTTAAAGATTGAATTATCAAAAATCTCCCAGTTGGTGTTTATTCTCACTCTCCAATCGTCTTGATAGTTTGATGTTAGTTTTATTGCAGGAGCTCCTTGTTTTAAAAACAATTCTCCCCCCGATGGTAGGTTGGCTCCCCTAGTAAGACTAAGTATGTTGTTCAACATGCCGGCACCTCTTGAAATATTACCGGCTAAACTTTGAAGACCTGTTGCAAGACTGCCGCCTGCTAGTTTATTTAGACTGCCCGAAATGTCAGCAGTGATATTACTCGTAGATCCAGCTAGTGTACGAAGACTGCTTACTGCCCCGCCAACTCTAGATTGTATCTGATTTCCTAATCCGCTAAGTGTTGTATTGTTGCTTGCGCCGGGAGAAAATGGACTAGAATTAGTTCCAATTCCGCCTGAGCGAAAAGCAATTTTTGCATCTAGTTCTGCTTTTTCTACAGAGGTAGCGATTGAAGGCAAAGCGGCGCTGGCAGCATTTGTAGCTGCTGTGAGGCCTTCCGATACCTTGGCTACTAGAGCAGCGATGGGGTTGATTGGCAAACTCATTGTGTTTATTTCTCCGTTTAGTCTATTTATTCTTGACAAAATGTGCTATTATATTAAGTAATAGGAGAACCTTAACTAATGACAATTACAACAATACCTAAGATAAAGTATCTAACAAACAAAGATCTACTCAAAGAAATACACCTAAGCAAAAATACCTACTGCACTTTTTCGCAGCCCGAATATTCAGATTATGATCTAATAATCCCAAACTTAGAAAAGATCAATATAAGAACCATTGCAGAAGCCAAACGAAACCGAGCATCTAAGCTGTCAAAAAAAGCACACGAAGCCGCTGTTATTGCTGGAGGCAAAAAACTAAGTGCCAAAGAGTTTGAAATAGATTATAAAAAAATCAATAAAGTTGATGTGGTTTTCCGTGTAATGACTTTTGAACATATTCCGTTGGCTCCTGGTCGCAAGAAGACTCTAAAAAATACTGCTGACAGCCACGACAAAGTAAACTTTCCTCCTTTCCAACATTGGAAGTTTGACGACAACGATAATTTAATTCTAGTTGGAAAAAGCCACTGGAAAGGCGACTTACATACTGGCACATTTAACAAAGAGCACGGTCAGATGACTAATAATCTAGCCCGTATGTTTATCAAGTTGTGTGAACGATATGCCACTAGAGGCAACGTCCGTGGTTATACTTACAACGACGAAATGCGAGGGCAGGCAATTTTACAGCTTACTCAAATTGGTTTACAATTCGATGAGAGTAAATCCGATAATCCGTTTGCTTACTATACTGCTGCTGTCACTAATTCATTCGTTAGAATTATTAATATTGAGAAGCGCAATCAAAACATTCGAGACGACATTCTCGAAATGAACGGCATGAATCCATCTTGGTCAAGACAGAACAGCGGCCCTGGTGGCGGTGGTGCTACTATTTCGGCTACTCCTACAATTGAAGATAATGAATAGTTGACATTGCATCTTTAAACCTGTATACTAATAATAGGAGATACTATGTCATTGTTTAAAAAAGTCGCTTGCTTTACAGATATCCACTTTGGATTGAAGTCTGGTAGCCGAACTCATAATCAAGATTGCGAAGATTTTGTAAAATGGTTTTGTGATACTGCCAAAGCGCAGGGTTGCGAAACTGCGATCTTCCTTGGAGATTGGCACCACAATCGTTCAACCACTGATGTCAGTACTATGAATTACACTGTCAGCAATTTAGAACGGCTTAGCCAATCATTTGAAAAAGTATATTTTATTCTAGGCAATCACGATCTATTCTACAAAGACAAGCGAGAGATTAACTCTATCGAGTTTATGCGCTTGTTTCCTAACATCATACCTATCAGAGAAACATTGTCTGAAGGAGATGTAACAATCATGCCATGGTTAATTGGCGATGAGTGGAAGGAAGTGTCTAAATTAAAAAGCAGATACATCTTTGGACACTTTGAATTGCCATTGTTTTATATGAATGCTATGGTGCAGATGCCGGACCACGGGCAGTTGCAAGGAGATCATTTTGTAAATCAAGAGTATGTGTTTAGTGGACACTTTCATAAACGCCAAAGCAAAGGCAACATCACTTACATCGGTAATGCTTTCCCTCATAACTATGCAGATAGCGGTGATGACGATCGAGGCATGATGATATTAGAATGGGGTGGCAAGCCTGAGTATCATACGTGGACCGATCAACCAGTATATCGAACTTTCAAACTTAGTCAAATCATCGATAAGCCAGACGCTCTACTTCGAGAAAAGATGCATTGTCGAGTTACTATAGACTTGCCTATTACATTCGAAGAAGCAAACTTTATCAAAGAACAGTTTATTCCGCAATACAATCTTCGTGAACTAATGCTGATTCCCGAAAAAGTAGAAGTAGATTCAAATTTAACTCCGATAGATATCAATTTTGAAAGTGTTGATACTATCGTGATGAATCAAATCAATGCCATCGAAAGCGACAGCTATGACAAAGGTATGTTGTTGGAGATCTACAGAGAACTATGATAAAAATTAAGAATTTAACAGTACGCAATTTTATGAGCGTGGGTAATCAAACCCAGGCTATAGATTTCGATAAAGGACAATTGACCCTTGTGCTAGGCGAGAACTTGGACCTTGGTGGTGATGACAGCGGAGCTCGTAA